TATTGACATTAAATGTGTGTTTGTGTAATCAATGTAGGTATAGGTATGCAGATGTGTACAAAGCGAGAAAGCGGTTCAATGTAGGTAATAATGGGATATTTAACGACATATACCTACAATAGCTCCTGCTTATCGCACATATGCCTACATGCAGACCTATATAATAATAGTTATGCGTATCGTTCTCAAGATCAAACTAATAATGAGAACTATTATCAAGATAAAGCTGATAATGAGAACTATTCTCAAGATGATCCTGATACTGCGAATCGTTATCAAGTTAAAAAAATACCTACATCCCCCTACACCCCCCCTCAACTCTTGAATACGGACACATACCCCTCACTGATATTTTTTACGACTCTCCTCATAATGGGGTGGGGTCTTTTATTTAGTTACCCATAAAGGAGAATTTCATGTCAGATGAACAAGAACAGATTAGAAAAAAGTACACAGACCTATGTACTCAATTAGGTCATGTAGAGCAACAACTTATGAACCTTCAAGGCCAAAAATCTCAGATCAAAATTCAGATTGATGGGTTGGAAATTGGAATGATGGTAGTATCACAACTGGAGCCAGTCAGTGCAGATAAAGAAGAAAACCCAGAACAAGTTAACGCCGCTTGAAGACCGTCCGGCATTTGAGGCCTCAGACCTGCGCAGGCAGGAGAGGAAAGAATCCGACGGGTTTCTAAGGGCTGCGAGGAATCAGGTCAGCGCAATGCGCATCCTGCCGAACACGCAGGCCCTAGTGGCCGATGCTATGTCTGTATGTCAGCTTGAAATAGCCAAGCTCATCGGACAGGCATCTGGGTCTCTATCTACGCTTCGCCCTGATGACTCAAAGCATTTCATGCGGATGGGAAATCTTCTCAAAACTCTCTCCACCTTGGAGGGAGATATGGAGAAGAGGACTCGGATAGACCGCCTGAGTGATACTGAGTTACGCGGCGAAGTTAAAAAGGCTCTTCATTTGATGAAGGCCGAAGAAGTAGATGAGTGATTTTTTCCAGCAACTACGGAAAACTAACATGCAAGTAAATGCAGGTTGGGCAGTATTTGATATCTTAATCGAACACCCAGTAATGGACGGGAAAGACAATGAATGTTTTGCTCATGTCGATTTTGAGGCTCACAAACTGACGATTGATGGAACACTCTCTGATGAATGTGCCAGACAAAGCTTTTTGCATGAAGTCTGGCATATTCTCTGGGAAGGAATTGGGTACGGAGATATGGCCATAGCAGAGGATACAGTAAAGCTTAACAACGAACACCTAACTGAAAGTGCAACGAAAGCTATGATTTTGTTCTGGAAACTAAATCAAAAAGTATGGCACTTGCTTTGGGATTCTGTCCCTCACCAGCCGCCGGAGGCGTTGCATGAGTAGCAGCGCGGAGAAGGAAGAACTTCCGATAAGGATCAGGGAGGCCATCCAACCAGATATCCCTTTTGTATATAGTTCTTGGCTTCACCAGCATTGCCATTCCGCTTTCGCTGCGGGAGTTCCAAAGGCGATCTTCTTTTCTAATCATAGGCGCATCATCGACGAGCTTATTACTAAGGCAGATTTATATGTGGCATGTGACGCAAGCGACTTGAGTGTCATGTATGGCTTCATCTGCGGTGAGGAACATGAGTGGCCGCTGGTGCATTATGCGTACGTGAAGAAAAAGTTTCGTGGGTTTGGAATTGGCAAAATGCTTTTAGAGCAGTTGGGGTGGGAGCCAGAGAAGGAAGTGGTGACATCACATTTTTTTGCAGCAAAGCCCTTGAGGATTGGGGGTAAAAAGGTGTTATACAACCCCTACATTTTACACAACATTCAAATTGAGGTGACAAATGATTAACTTAAAAGCAATAAGATTTTTCGAGCCTGTAGCAATATCGTCTAAGAGGCCAGAGACCTTTATCAGGATAAACAGTTCAAACCCGCCCATCGAGTACATGAAGCTTTATGAGAACTTCGTATTTATCTATAGCGAGAACATAACAACCGTAGCTCCTCTTTCTAACGTATCTTTTTTTGAAACAGAGAAGGAACCAGCTATAGTCGAGTTTGGGGGTGAAGATCCAAATGTGGCGAAAGCGTTTACAGAGAGTAAGGGAAGCAAGGGAACCAAGAAGAAGGGTCGAGCTTCCGTGGGATAAATTCTTTAACTGGGAAGATGGGCCAGTGTATGTGCCGATAAAGACACCTGAAGATGACAAAAAATACAAAGAAGACAACTAGCGGCATGAATGTCCTGAAGGCCAGAACGGTCTTGAAGGAATACACCAAGCGCTTCGGAGATCTCCCGCCGATAGCGAAGGATATGACCCACACAGAACGCTCTACCCAGTTCTTCAAGGATTGCTTCCAGCACCAAATTGACTTTATTGCAGATCCATCTAAACTAAAAACAGCACTCTGCTCAAGACGAGCCGGGAAGACTCATGCAGCAGCAGTATATTTATTAAAAGAAATGGTAGAGTATCCCGGCTCTGAAGCCGCATATATCGCCCTTACGCGCTCAAACGCCAAGAGAGTTATGTGGCCCAAGATCAAACAGCTTAATGACCAGTATTCTCTGGGTCTTCACTTTAATAACTCAGAGCTTTTTTGCACCTTTCCAAATGGCAGCGTAATCTATTTAACAGGAGCTAATGATTCAGCCGATGTCGATAAACTTAGAGGATCTGCTTTTCGCCTCGTTGTTCTTGATGAGTGTGCGTCTTTTGGCCGACATATGGATGAGCTGGTCGAAGAAGCCCTAGAGCCTACCCTCATCGATTGCGATGGAACACTGTGTATGATCGGAACGCCGAACGCCCACTGCTCCGGGATTTTCTTTCGGATGACAACGATGGAAGACAGTGATTACTCTAATCACGCTTGGACGATTATGGACAACCCCCATATTCCTCACGCAAAAGACTGGTTAGATCAACGGATGGGGCGCAGGGGATGGGACAGTGACCATCCTGTCTTTATGCGCGAGTGGTGCGGCCAATGGGTTCGCAGCGCAGATTCTCTTGTCTACCGAATGAGTGAAGACAAAAATATTTACGATACCCTCCCCGTTAATGATTTCGACTTCGAGTACATCCTTGGTGTTGACTTGGGTTTCGAGGATGCAACGGCATTCACTGTCGTAGCATTCAGTCGAGACCTTCCCTTTCTCTATTTGATCGATGAATTTAAGGCCAGTCATATGATACCGACAGAAATCGCGCAGCATATTCGTGAGCTGACGAACATTTATGAATTTATCAAAATCGTTGTCGATACGGGCGGCCTTGGCAAGAGCATTGCGGAGGAGTTTCGTATTCGCTACCAGCTTCCCATCACTGCCGCATCCAAATATGACAAATTCGCTTACATTGAGCTTCTTAATTCTGATCTGGCCTCCGGATTCATTAAGCTGCCGAAAGGTAGCGGCTTGGAGGACGAGTGGAGACTGCTGCAATGGGATGAAAAACGCCAGAAGGAAAGCGAACGTTGTGAGAACCATCTGTCTGATGCCTTTCTTTATGCTTGGCGTGAGTCAAGACACTATTGTAGTGAAGAATTGGTCAGAGCGCCAAAATACGGGACGAACCAGTGGTTCACCGATGAGTGCGCGAAGATGGAAGAAGAAGAATTACAAAGACTTGAAAAAGTTGATGACCCAGATGATTGGTGGGAAACGGAGAATTTACAATGAACCCAAATGAACTAAAACAATTTGTAGAGATGATGAGGGGATGCGGGGTTGGAGAGTTTGAATTCACGCGTGAAGGATTTGATGTGAAAGTTAAGTTCTTGCCTGAGAAAATGATTCGACATGACGATCTTGATGATCTAGTTGTTACAGACTCTAAGGAGTTGTCGCAAGATGACTTACTTTTTTACTCATCTGAATAGGAGAATTAAATGGCAAAGACTACAGGCAAGACCGGCGGCAGTAGCAGGAAAAAGAAACCGCTGTATCCGAAGCTAGAGAAGAAACCAGTACAAAAGGCACGAGCAGCAGTTAGACATGCGACGAGTGTACTGTTTGGCGAATACCCTCCGGCCAAATCATCTAGACCCGTTTCCAAGATTACCGCTAAGGCCATCGGCCCGACACTAAGGTATGAGCAAAATAAGTCCAATCCAGACTATAAAAGAATTAATGCCCTGAAAAAAAGGCAGAAGTCTAAATCCCCCAAGAAGAAGGTGAAGTAATGGCAAAGTACACAACAGACCCAGATGCGTTCTGGTGGAAAACGTCTAAAAAGCGTCTCTTCTCAGTAATCTTTGATACCGTTAATTTCATTCGGGAGGCTCAGTCTTATCGCACACAGGCCAACCTTCGAAATCTCCGTCTCTATGGCAACTCGCCCTTGGTGGGTCTTAGCGGTGGATGGTATGCCCGCGTCCCAACCTCAGCACCCGGCGAGGCAGCCAACAAGGTCACCCTGAACATTGTCCACTCGATGGTCTCTACAATCGTATCTAAAATCATCAAAAATAGACCAAGAGCTACTTTTCTCACAACTGGCGGGGATTTCTCTATGCAGCGGAAGGCCAAGCTCTTAAATCGCTTTCTTCAGGGAATGTTCTATGAAACCGAAGCCTATCAGGTGGGCGATGCGGTAGTCAGGGATGCGTGTATCTTCGGAACGGGATTTATGAAGATCTTTGAAGAAGAGGGAAAAATAAAGTGCGAGAGAGTATTCCCGGAAGAGATTATGGTGGATGACCGGGAAGCCTTGTTCAACGCGCCACGTCAAATGTTTCAGCGCAAGGTGGTGACTCGCGAGGTCTTAGTGGCCCAATTCCCAGAGAAGGAAAAGTTCATTCGTATGGCCAGCCGAGATGAGGAATGGGAAGAGACCTTGAACGAGGGATATGACCTCGCCAAGACTTCCGACCAAGTGGCTGTTATTGAGGCGTGGCATCTCCCCAGCTCTGTAGATGGGAATGACGGTAGGCACGTAATTTCTGTAGACAATGCTGTCCTTTCGGACGAACCCTATGAGAAATCATACTTTCCATTTGTAAAGCTGGAGTGGAGTAATCGCTCTTTGGGGTACTTCGGTCAGGGTATAGCCGAGCAGCTTACGGGTCTTCAGATCCAAATTAATCGCCTATTGAACACGATTAGGGTCGCAATGGACCTCGTTTCAGTGCCTAAAGTGTTCATTGAGGCTGGGTCAAAAGTCTCTAAGAGCCATCTAAATAACGAAATTGGGGGTATTATTACCTATTCTGGGACAATGCCAGAATACCGTACTGCTCAAGCGGTTGGTCCTGAAATGTTCACCCATCTCGACAGACTCTACCAGAGGGCCTACGAGATTGTGGGAGTATCTCAGCTCAGTGCTTCCGCGAAGAAGCCTTCTGGAATCGACTCAGGACGAGCTTTGCGCGAGTATCACGATATTGAATCGGAGAGATTCATGAGCTTTGCCAAGGACCACGAGAAGATGTACTTGGATGCGGCAAAGATTATGATCGAAACAGCGCGAGATATCTACATGAAGACTGGAGCCTTTAAAGTACGTTCTTTCAATAGGTCTTTAGTAGAGCAGATTGATTGGAAAGATATCGATCTTGAAGAGGACAAGTACGTCATGCAGATGTGGCCTGTTTCTATGCTCCCGGCTACGCCAGCGGGAAGGTTGCAGACCATTCAAGAGATGATGACTGCCGGACTAATAAGCCGTGAAGACGGTCTCTCCCTCTTAGAGTTTCCAGATCTAAAGGAAGTTCAAGATCTCCAGAATGCAGAGCGGAATGATATCAATATGATTATTGAGTTGCTCATAGACAAAGGCGTGTACGTCTCACCAGAGCCGTTTACTAATTTGCCACTGGCAATTAAAACAATTAACTCCGCTTATCTGAAGGCTAAGACAGAAGGCGCACCGGACGATCGTTTAGATTTATGTAGGCGATTTATTTCGGATGCAATGGCGCTTTTGGCACCCCCTCCCGAAGAGATGCCCCAACCCCAAGCAATGGGTCCAGCACTGGCCCCTCAAGCGGAGGAGGCGGCAATGGCTCAAGGGGCCAGCCTTAACCCAACTGATTTAGCAATGGCTACGCAAACACCTACAGCAGAACAGCTTGGTGGCGCTGCGTAACAGCAATTAATTAACAAGGAGTAAATAATGTCTGAAGCAGAAGTACAAGACGCACCACAGCAAGAAGTGGAAGCTCAAGAAGAAGTAGTAGAAGAATATGTAATGCCTGAAAGCTTTGCAGCAGATGATAATGATTCTATTCCAGATTATTCAGTAGAGCCGGGTATGGAGTCTAAACAAGCGCAAGACGAGGTAGTCGAGGCTGCACCAGAAGAATCTTCAGGGGAGGTTGAGGCACAAACGGACGAGGCTGAGGTAAAGACGGAAGAGACCGCCGAGGAACTAGAAACTCGACTTACTGAGTTTAGGGCGAAGGCCAAGGAGGAGAAGTTAAGGCTCAACACCACGAACGAGTTGGACGAATACCGCACAAAGGTAAGTACCTTTGAGAAGATGGAGAGACTAAAAAGGGATAATCCTTTAGAGTTTATCAAGGAAAGCGGATTAAAGTTTGAAGATCTAGCGCAACAGCAACTCAACATTGGAGAGAAGCCAACCGCTGAACATCATTTATCTTTACAAGAACAACGACTTAATTTATTAGAGCAACAAAATAAGGATTTAGTTCAAAGATTAGATTTAAAAGAACAAGAAACACAACAGAATCATTTTATTGGACAAATCAGAGACTTTGTTGATAATAATAGTAACTATGAACTCATTAAACATACAGATTCGTATGAGAGCGTACTGCGGGAAGCAGAAGATTTTTACAAAGACACAGGACAGCAGCTTGATGTCAATGACGCTTGTAAGCTCGTTACGAAAAATCTGCGGGGTGTAGCTAAGAAGTTTTACTCCTCAGAGGCGCTAGCCAATGAGTTTGGATATGAGAAGCGTCAAACGGATGACTCCCCACAGCCAGCTAAGGGGAATGGTAAAGTCATTGCAGCAGCTCCTAAGACACTCACTAACAGTATGACCGCGCAGCCGTCCGTAGAGAAGGATACAGATATCCTTAATATGGATAAGCGAGAGCGCATTGCTCGTTCGGCCAGACTACTACAATTTAATGAGTAGGGGATAGAAATATCTCCTTTAATTTTAGGAGAAGAAAATGCCTTTAAATTTTGCGTCCTTTCAAGCTGCCTTGAAAGAGCATTACAAACCTTTGGTCGTAAAAAACCTTGTCTATAAAAATAACCCCTTACTTGCACTAATAGAAAAGTACGAGAAATTTGGTGGTGACGGAATGCCCATCCCGGTCATTAACGGAAACCCCCAGAACAGAAGTGCAACCTTTGCAGACGCACAGGCTCCTGTTACATTACAGGCAGCTCCTGCGTCCCTACAGTATCAATCAAGTAAAATTGTTCAGTTCTTCATTAGTCGAATCACTGATTATTCGATCGCTCAAATTAGTGGTCAGATGATTGATGCTTCTGCTTCTAATGCAGATGCATTTATGAGAGCGGCAACCACAGAAATCGACGGAGCTTTACACTCTTGTTCGCGTTCTTTGGCTGTTGCTATGTATGGAGATGGAACTGGAGCTATCGGACAGCTTTCTGCGACTGCTGCCGTTGGTACTCTTGGGCCACTTCAACTGGCAAATCCAGAAGACATTACTCACTTTGAAGTGGGTATGGCCTTAGTGGCGAATGCAACGGCTACTGCGGCAAGCGGTGCTATCTATGCTGGAACGGCAGCGAATATCGCGGTCATTACTGCGGTAGATAGAGATGCTGGAACAATCACAGTTGTAGATCCTACTGCCGTTGCGGCTAGTTGGACGGCAATTTTTGTTAATGGTGCCGGTGGTGCCGTTAGCGATCGCCTGTTTGTCTTAGGTGATGCACAGAATGGCGCTGCTTCCGGCCTTAAGGTGGCTGGAATTGATGCTTGGGTTCCTTCGGCGAATCCCGGTGCGGCTGCATTCTTTGGTGTTGACCGAAGTAGCGATCCTACCCGATTGGGTGGTGTTCGCTTTAATGGCGCTGCACTTCCTTTAGAGGAGGCCCTTATTGGGGGTGCTTCTTTAATCGGGCGTGAGGGTGGTAGACCTGACCATTGCTTTATGAGCTTTTCCAACTTTTCGGATTTGGTGAAGTCTCTTGGATCTAAGGTCATCTATGTAGATGTTGAAGGCCCAGCGGGAGTTGGTTTCCGCGCATTGGAGCTTCATGCACCTTATGGAACAATGAAAGTTATTCCAGACCTTAACTGTCCTGCTGACGCTGCGTATTTATTGCAGTTAGACACTTGGAGCCTCAATAGTATTGGTGGCGCACCCAAGATCTTAATGCAAGACGGCAACCGTATGTTACGTATGGCTGCTGCTGACGCTGTTGAAGTCAGAATTGGTTATTATGCAAATATGGCTTGTAACGCTCCCGGTTGGAATTGCCGCGTAGCTTTATAGTTTAATTATTAGGGGGAGTGGGAACGCTCCCCCTTCCGCGTAAGGAGAAAGAAATGGCAAATAGAACTTTTGATAATGTTCAAGCCTTAAATAAAGAAGTTAAAGTTATATCAGGACAATTATTAGCATCCGGAGCTGACCCCGATAATTTTGATTTTGCAAATACCGAGGGGATTGGGTTTTCAGCGGCCAGTAATGGCACTGCCGGTGAAATTGTAATTACTCTTCAGGATAATTATGTTGGTCTTTTATCTTGCACTACCAATAGCATAACAGGCACAGGTATCGAGTATCAGACACTCTTGAGTGAGGATGTGACAAATACCACAACCCCAACCGTCATACTTCAAAATATTGATGGTGCAGGAGCAAAGGGAGCATTGGTTGCTGGCGATATAGTATTTTTTACATTGGTTCTCCGGAACTCTTCGGTTCAGTAGAACTGTGGGGGGCGAAAGCCCCCCATATAAACGGAGGGCCTGATGGCTAATACAACTACGTTATTGCAGATGAGGGATCGGGTTCGTCAAAGAGCCGATATGGAAAATACCCTATTTGTCTCTAATGATGAAATAATCACCTACCTCAATGATGGCCTATCTGAGTTAAACGATTTATTTATTACACAATATGAAGAATATGTCGTTCAGGAGCGGCCTAACCAGCAGTTACTTGGCGGCACTTCTGAATATGATATTGTTACCGACTTTGGAATAACTGACTTTATGAAAATACTGGGAATCGACTTGAAGGTGGGAAGTCGAGCCATTGCCTTAAAGCGCTTCATGTTCAGCGAGAGAAACTTCTGGACGATGCCCAATGCTCCTTGGGATGTAACAGTAACCCCATATAGGTATTCGGTACGTGGGAATAAGATCTACTTCTTCCCCACTACGGGAATCGCCGGAACCGTAAGCATCTGGTATATACCCCAATATGAGCCAATGGTCTTGGATGCAGATCAAATAAATAACTTCCTACCTTACCTTAATAATGGATGGGAAGAGTACGCCGTTATTACTGCTGCCATAAAATGCCTACAGAAAGAAGAGAGCGACATACAGCCGCTCCTTACGGAAAAGGCCATTCAGCTCAAGCGAATAAACGATGTAGCCAAAACAAGAGATGTTGGAAATGCGGATAGGGTAACGTATGTTAACACGGCACAGTCAGAATGGTGGTGGTAATGTCCCAGTTTCAGCGACAACAATCTGATGACTTTGACCTTCAACAAATGCAGTCGAATTTAGAGTCAGTTTCCAAGCAGTCTTTTTCATCCGAGATAGTACAGGGCGTTCTCCTTACGGGAATCGCAATTAGACAGGGGAGCACTGTAAAGGTAGATCATACTCTGGGAAGGGCGTGGAAGGGTTTTATGATAGTAAACAATACCCCCATATCGGGATTTTTATACTCTGCATATTATGATGACACCGTGACCGCCAATAAAACTTTAACCATACCCCTTCAGGGAATGGGTTCAGCGGGCGCTAGAGCCACTATTTCACTTTGGGTTTTTTAGGAGATTATTATGGGTTCGATGGGATTAACTTTACCACAAGTTGGGATTACTCCCGGAACAACTTGGGCCACAATGCTAAACGATGCACTTGTACCCCTAGTAGAAGAGCATGACCATAGCGCAGGAAAGGGTATATTCGTAAAGACCTTTGGCCTTGTGGGTATAAATGTAAACGGAGACTTAAACTTTCAAGATATAGATCCTATAAGCCCAACCTTTGGAGACTATAATCGCTCTGTAAACCTGCGCTCAATTCGACTTAACCAGCTAACACCAGTTGCCTCTGGTGGGCCTTTCGATACTGACACCCTAACGCTCATGACTGACCTAACCGATTTATGGTACAGGGATGGGGCTGGCACCTTGATACAGCTCACTGATGGTGGAGCGCCTACAGGTTTGGGCCGAAGATATGGCTTTCAAGATGATTACGACTCCTTGGCACCCAACGCTGGATATGCCAAATACGAATCTACCTTCAAAGTTTATGATTTTGGCTCTGACAACCTTGCAGGGAGGGACACTCTCTTAACCTGCGCTGGGGTGGCTAATTCCTCGATTGTGTCGTGGACTTGGAGTGCAACTGTATTGGGACTTGCCACTGAGGCGGGATCTGGCGTCGGAAGTGTGCGCCTTGGCCACCTTGCCTCAATCGCGGCTCCCAACCCCGCAAGCTACGCCTACCCCGATCTATGGGCCGCGGAGGTTGCTCCCGAGGGCGCGTCTGCAACTCAGGATGGATTCCGAGTTCAGGGGAATCTCGCAGCTCCTTCTGGTGACCCGACTGATGGACCCGAGCATTTAGATCTTACTGCGTATGCTCTTAATCCTCCCCTACCGGCTCTCTCTTACTGGAAGGATGCGGTATCGGCCACAACACCTCAGTTAACCACCGGGGATGGAGTCATCGCTTACTGGGGAAATCCTCGCGCTGCCGCAACAACTACAGATCTATTCATAAGCGGAAGCTACGATCATAGAAATGCTAGATTCTATGATGGGATAAAGCTTAAAGGCGGCGGCGATGTTGATATTCATATTGCCAACGGGACTCCTCTTTCTGAATTTGCGTTGCGCGGGGGATTGTCCAATACCTTAACGTGGAGTTGGTACAATGGTTTGGGATTAGGCACTCTTCTTATGAAAATGTCTCGCGGCGGATCCCTCAATGACGAGTTCCGTATAGAGCAAAAGGGTACCGGGAACATGACCCTCCGCACCGGGCCAGCGGCAGCAATAGGCATCCAGATTGATGATTCACAAAATATAGTTATGGGAAATACGGCTACCAACTGGGTCGCATCAAAAGGATTCAAACTTGATATGGCCTTCGGAATAGATAATACACCTGCCTATCTCCAAATTGCCCCGTTAAGGTCACAGGATGGTCAGTGCCACCTAAATTTTATATCCTCTCTCCCTGCGGGAGACTACAGCCAGTGGGGCTTGAGAATAGTTCGATACCAAACTGATGATGGTGTAGCTCGAATAATGCAGAGAGGCGCCGGCGATTTTGAAATCTGGACAGGGGACGCGATAGCGCCTTTTAAGGCCCTAGCTATAAGTTCGGCACAGACCACTACTCTTTACGGTGAACTATATGTAAATGGTGGTCCGGCAGCCAAGAAGATTATTCTAGGTAGTGGCGCTCTTTCGCAGCCTTGTGGCATAGAGATTGGCTTGAACAGGGATCCAGCCGGGGCGGGGGCTGCCTCCTTTGTGGATTTCACCACAGAACTTGGGGGGCATGATTTTGATGCGAGGATACATCGAAGCGACAATGCGGCGCTAGCGGACCCCGGAGTTTTCTTAATTCAAAATAACGGTGACAAGAATATATTGTTAAGGGTTGGAGATCCGGCAGCAGCCGTACAAACCCAGAGAGAGGCATCTGGGGGCGCTGGTATTAAAACGGGAGCCATAGGATTCGACAACGAGGAGGTGGACCCTCGAGAGCTAACCTCTCAGGCCGGATTTGCCTCTGACCCAAACATTAATTGTTACGATAGCAGCCGAGCCATTCTGAATATGCAAAGCATAATAATGGCAAGAGCAAGGGTCTTATGGAACCCTCTCGGTGGTGCCGGCACCGAGTATAGCGTTGGCTCTAATAGGTGGAATTTTGGTACTACGGTTGAACAGGACGCTACCGGGGTGCTTCGCATGAGCCTTCTTATCCCGCCTAGAACAAATACCACCGCTCCCGGCACCGCATACGGAGATTACGATGCGTGTTATATTGTAACCGCCGAGCAAAGCGTCACAGGTGGGGACGCGAACGTGGGTAGCGCACGACAGTCATTGGCCAGCGCCGAGGAAATAGAAATATCACTCAATCAGGCCGGTGGAGCGAAAGTCGATTGTTGTTTTAGCATAGTGGTCGTAGGATTTCCTACGGTCGTACCATAGGAGAATATTATGGCTAGAGAATTATCATTAAATCATTTAAAGATTCACAAGAATTCTGACGGGAGCCTGTACGCGCATATGGCTTATTCCGTAGCCGATGGAGATCTACGCAAGGGGGGTGACCTTCTAATCGAGAGTCTAGACGGTTCCAAGACATTAGACCAGATTATTCTAGAGCTGGAGACAGAGAGAAAAACAGCCGAAGATGTGCCGGGAAGATAAGATCGAATGCCCTTGGAGAAAAAAAACATATCCTATGATTTTGGAAAAGGTCTTAGCGAGGCTGTCGATCCCGATCTATTGGCTGACGGGTCTGTTCTCAAGGTAAAGGATGGGGTTTATAATCAGGCTGGTCGTGTTGATAAGCGCGATGGATATGATGTTCTTTCCAAGATGGTCATTGACCCCGGTGGGTTAAAGCCTATTCGTCCGTTAAGGGGAGTTATAGGTGTTCACAGCCATAACGATCAATTAACTGCATCTGAATCCACACGAATTATTTCATATGGCGAGGATAGGGAACTCTGGACTCAATCTGGCGGTTTCTATCGGGCGTGTAAGCTCTCTAAGGATGATCTAGTTGGATGTGATTATGATATTATTCGCAGCGCAACCGCAGAGAGTCAGAATATTCAGGTCATAATTTTTGAAGGATCTTCCCACGTCGTGGGCTATAAGGTTATTGATAAAGCATCCGGGACAACCCTATTTATAACCTATGATGTAAACCTTCAGCTCGTGGGTGGAAGCTATACGGATGTAGATTTAGGCGGCGCGAATGGCGCTCATCAATATACCGAGCCTTCGATAGTTGAGAAGGATGGCAAGTTCTTTCTGTTTATGGTTCGGAACAGATATAATACCCCTGTGGAAAGTGGTCTCGTACCCAACATAGGGCTACCACTCGCCTCTGGTACTGGTGTTAACGAATATCCCGAACTGATTATGTTCGGTCTGGACTTGGGTCGCTATGAGCTTACCTATCAACCTAGTGCTTTTCCTGAAGAAAGATACCTTATAAAATTTGATCTTGCCGATTATAATAATTTTTCCTTTCATCACCCACCCGCCGGTTTAAATGACCATAGTTATTGCTCTTATGATGTGAAGGCCCCAAAGAAGGCCTTGGGCCAACCCCAACTTGCAGATGACTATTTTGTGGTAGTGGTTAGTGCCATCCAAATGGCGCGTATCTATACCATCCGAGTTAGCACCTCCAGCATTGCCGATTATGAAGACGTAAGCGCCACCAACGGCGCACCCGTTCCAACCCCGAGCGCAACCGCACAAGTTAATTTTATATGCGTGGGACAGGTAACAGAAAAACGCCTTATTCCTCCTACACAGTACGCCACGATGTGGAGGGTGTGGTGGTGGGAGTTTCATACCGCAATTCCAAACAATGATTGTCGGTTTAGGAATTATGAAATATCCCCCTCCGGACTCATGAGTGTAGTGTCCCCTAAAATCGATGTGCCACTCTTTGACAATGCTCGACGGCCTTGGTCGGATTACAATCCTATAGACGAAACCAATATAATAGGTATAGACCGAAATAACATTTATACTACAACTTCTCAGCTTCAGATTTATGAATTAGATGAAAACGCTAGTACGGGTTCACCGGGAGATCCCGGATGGTCTATATCAAAATTACAGATTCCCCAGCGAATGTCGGTCATTAGTACTCCATTTATTTATTATAAAGATCCAGTGGGAACCACGGACTCACAGAAATATGGAATGGCTATTGCCGTAACCCCTGATGAAGAAAGTCTTCATACCAACTTTATTTATGCGGAGGGAGGTGACCAAAACATTATTTGCAAATATTCTTCCGGTGCCGCAGGGGTGGAACAGTGGGGCGTATTCTTTAATATGGTTATGTCCTATCCACCTCCGGGAATCCTCTCGGTGCCTTGGAACAGCAAGTGGCGGGACTATATAGCGGGTCCACCAGTAAGCCTGAGAGACATTTCTCCAGAATTTATGTGGTCCTCTCCCCGAAGCTCTCCATTAGTAACTCAATCAATTACCGATGGAGCCTATGACACCATAACCCTATCCACCATAGAGCGCATTCAGGCGAAGGTAGAGGACGGTGAGATATCAGGAGATGGTCGCGTAAGAAAGTTGACTATGAGTTTGGCCGATGGCTACGTCACTCCTGATTTCCTGAGCTTCTCTTCAGATCTATATATCAACGGGGGATATCTTTCTGTATTCGATAACAATGTAATTGTAGAGAATAACTTTCACTTACCTCCTGTGATCACGGAAATATCCAGCGAAGGAGGCACTAGATGGAAATACAGAGTCATCTATGAGTGGATTGATGACAATGGGAATATACATCGTTCAGAGCCGTCTGCTTTTGCGGTAACAGATGTGGACCCAACAACAGCATCGGGAACCGAGCTTTCAATATTGGGTCCAACGGTTACGGGAAAAAATCCCCACGATATCTCTATTGCTGTTTACCGCACAGAGGATGGTCAAGATGTCTATTATCGTGTTAGCCGCCTAACCCCGCCGGTAAACCCTATTGCACCTTCAGACCCTCAAGACGCGAATCGTCATTTAAACCCTAATGTTCTTGGAGAGATTGTTGAGTTTATCGATATTCTTGATGATGCAGACATTATAGGAAATGAAATACTTTATACCACGGGTGCCATACTTTCCAATGTACCCCCTCCCTCGATGAATGTCATGACAGATCATGACGGTCGCATATTTGGATCGGGCCTAGACAATCCGAATGTCATTTATTACTCCAAAATAAAGAGGCCCAATACCAGTGTAGAGTTCTCTGAATTATTAACCATAGATATCCCTCCAGAAGGCGGCGATATTACCGGATTAAACTCACTGGATGGTAATCTTATTATTTTTAAAGAAGATAAGGTTTATCGCATGTATGGGGAGGGACCAACTGATACCGGATCTAATTCAACCTACAGTAGACCTACCCTCATATCTAGTAGCCACGGAGCCATAAGCGACAAGACAATTATCAACACCATATATGGAATTGTTTTTAGAGGAACGGATGGAGGAATTTACCTCTTAGACCGTAGCCTTGTTTTTAAATACATAGGCGCTCCTGTCGAAGACAGCAACAACTTGGAAGTCATTCACGCAAGCAATGTCGGCTTTGATAATGAAATTAGATTCATATTAGAAAACGGTGAGGCGCTAGTATACAACTACTGGTTCCAACAGTGGTCGAGATTTACCAATCATACTTCAGTGAGTTCGACAGTCTGGAAAGATAAGTTTGTGATGGCTCGGGTTGATGGCTCTAAGGGTATATGGGTACAAAACAGAAATTCATACTTAGATGTAACAGAGCCTATTTTTCTTGATGTAGAAACTGCGTGGATCAAACTGGCCGGAATAAAAGGTTTCCAAAGGTGTAATTGGTTAAGCTTACTGGGTGAACAAACTGACGCGCATGATGTAAATGTGTCTATTTTCCGAGATTACAACAATGATCCCGTTGAAACATTTACGGTGGACGGATCGGATATCTTGGGACTTCATCCTTATGGAGATCCAGCATGTGGTCTCTATGGAGTTTCTACGTGTGGTCCATATGGCTGGCCCGGTGATGACGTATATCAGTGGAGACATAAGCCACATATCCAAAAGTGCGAAAGTATTAAATTAAGCATAAAAGATACCGCAGAATTATCTGGAGTATATGATGCCAGTATAGCTACAAATTTTAGCTTAAAGAACCTTACGTTGTATATTGGTGTTAAAAAAGGTCAGTTTAAACTGCCCACAAGAAAGACTGTATAGGAGATTATTATGGCATATTCAAATGGTCAAGCAGGTATGGGTGGAGGCTCACCGATGAACAGTCCATACACCCCGGATCCGGTTACCTCAGATCCAATGAGCGGTTTAGGGTCTGATTCGCAGGGCTCTGGGATGGGATCTGTGCCTCCTTATGCAATGCCGGCAATGATGGGCCTAGGAGCTTTATGGAAATACTTTAGAGGAGGGCAGAACGAACCCGGTGACGCTGGTCAGAAGGAACTGGGAGCTGCCTCGGGATTCCATCAAGGTGTTCTGTCGGGGGAGAATATTCAGGGAAACGAGCAGTTTAAATTAGCCCTTAATGATTTGCTTAAAAAACAAGCCGCAGGTATTGGCTCTACGCAAGGAGTTAATCCTGCATTAGCCCTTAAACTTATTGGCGAAGGTCAAGAAGGAGCAGAGGCCAGAGCGATGAGCGACTTCACGAGACTAAACGAACTTGCCCGACAGGAATCAGCCGGGGCTCTGGCGGGTATAGGGGGCGGTATGGCCGGTAGGCAGCAGGCGTTCGATCTTGCCCAACAAGCACAAAGAGACAAGCTATACGGTGAAGTAATGAAGGGCATTAGTAGCGCCGCCATTAAAGGCTTCGCCGCAGGATAAGGAGAAAATAATGGCATATACCGGTAGAGAAGAAGCATCAGGGGGAGAATATTCACGGTACCAGAGGGCGCAGGACATACTCGATCGTTTTGATATCAATCGAGTTGGCGATAAGGCCAGTCGCATAAATGTAGCGGAAGCTTTTTCAAAAGAATTTGGTATCTCTCCTGAGAAACTAAGGAGCAAGGAAGGAATATATCACGATCCCCGATGGCCTTGGGAAAATCCCAGCTATGAAGGAATGTTAAAGATTATTGCAGACAAGGAGTTTGAGGCTGAAGATACGGCCCTAGCAAAGAAGGAGGTGGAGCAGGAAAGGTTTGTGTCTGCTCTTTCCCCATCCGACAGGGCTAGACTAGAACTCCTCAAGGAACAGGAGGCTGCTCTTCCCATCGCGGAGAGAACCCAAATAGGGGAGACATCCCCTTATCAGGAGTCTGTTCAGGATCTTAGGTCTGGAATGGAGGGACAGCCCATTGCCGGACAAGAGGGCATCCCGTTGTCTTATATGGAAATGCTTGAGCAGCGAGCTATGGCGGAGGCGGGCCAGCAGGAATCTGATGCAGACCGAATAATGAGGGAACTCAAGGAGGGCACGTATGGCTCAGGGGGTGGTCTGCCTAAAAGCGCCCAGCAGGGACTGACTGGACTTTCTTCCAAATTCTCGACAGGAATTCAGAAACTCTACGGCGAGTCTCCTGAAGCACTAAGGAAGGGTAAGGCGCAAGGAAGATTAGACACTCTTATGGAAGAGGGGAAGCTTATTGAGAAAGTTGATGAGGAAACTGGCGAAAAGGTTAGGATGGCCGCTGATTCTTGGATCAAGTATGAAGCTCAAAAGACGTTCAATAAAGCCAGAACAGACGCAGTAGAAAATTTTAACGCAGACTTGTCCGGTGGAATAAAGGGTTCTGATTTAGTTTACGCTCAACTAGCTATTGTTTTAGGATCTATCGGAACCGGATTGGCTGGCGGAACAAACCCGGCGTTGGAGGCCTTCAACAGGCTCATAGATAGGGATGTTGAGCGCCAGTATAAGGAGCAAGAGCAGCGTCTTAAAAATATGGATTTAACGAATGAGCAAACCCAAGCTATGCTCTCGATGGCTAAGGTGGATAGACAGAATCTAGTGGTGAGTGAGTTAAAGACAATAGCTCAATTGACAACTGACATGAACCAGCAAGCCAAAATATTGGAGATTGCTGCCAAGCTAGAAGGAGACGCATATAAAGGGCAATACCGCACCTATAATACTGCAATGCAGGTAAAGTCACTGGAGCTTCAGGCGAGGATGGCTGGCCTTCTGGATAAGGGTCAGAAGACTCCCGAATCTGTACGAAAGGCGATGTCCGACTACAGGAGTATGAAGGGCAGTGTTGGGCAGCTCAAACAGGCTTTTGTTGTTATGAGGAAAGAAAGTAGTTGGGGAGATCGATGGATGGGTTATCTCGCCAAGGAGACCGGGTTTATCCGGGATATGGTAAGGATGACCGGTGGAATGCCGCCAGAGGTTTCCGTCTACCTAAACAAGAGAACGAATACATTGGCTCAAGTTGTTAAAGCCCTACAGGGATCTCGGCCTTCTGATTTTGATTGGAAGAAGTTGGAAGTTCTCTTCCCCGGTGTCTTGGATAATGAGGAATTGGCGATGGCCGACTTCGCCGCTGTTGAGGCTATGGTGGAGGCTGCTGGAAGAGCGGCGATGGGAGACCCGAAGGCATTCGCCCAGCTTACAGCTTTGGGTGATGAACTAGAAAGTCAGTTCGGAGAATTGGGCGAGTCGGGATTAAAGGCCCTTACGCCAGAGCAAAAGGGTGCCTTCTTTACCGTCCTAAAACAGAAGGGTGGAGCGAAGAATTTTTCTAATCTAGTAAATAAATATATCTCTGCGGCTCCTCACGAAATTACTCCGGGCGCGGCTGCCGCAACTGCGGGTGAATACTTAGGATCGATCGGGACGAAAGTCGATAATGGCGGTTAACCTCCTAAATGTAGCCAGCGGTGGAATCGAAACCGTCGAGGATGCAGCGGTACGCGATTTAATTCTTTCTGGGTCGCACCAAGCCGTGGGGGAAAGTATCGGGGTTCGCACAGGGGCCGGGGAATCTTACGATATTCCCGTAGAGAAGTTCAGAGAAGCCTTGGCTGTTCCGGGGATCATTTATGACTCTCCAGAAATGCGAAAGCAGCGCGAGTTTGTTACGAGCGGAAGTGGCGCGTTGTCTGCTGTAGCGGCGGGAGCTGCACGAGGACTGTCCTTTAGCCTGTCTGACTACATGCTCACCTTGGCAGGAGGAAAGGAACAGGCGAAGGCTCTCAAAGAAGAGTACCCTTGGATGTCTGGCATTGCAGAGGTTGGTGGAATTGTTGGGTCGCTACTGTATGGGGGCCCTGTCGGAAGGGCCGTTGTGGGTGTGGGCGGGGCTCTTCTTACCAAAACAGCCGGAACCCTTGGCCGTAGTCTTATACCCGTAACAAAAACGATGAAGGTGGCCAGAACACTTGGCGCTGGGCCTCGCGTTGCCGCCGAGACTGGAGCAAGGGTTGGCCGCTGGACGCAAAAGATAATGCAGCCAATGGTCAAGGACAATAAAGTTAAAACCTTTATGGCTAATCGATTGTCTCACACGGTGGCCACTGCGGTCGAATCAATGCCTTATGCGGTCGGGGCTGTAACCTTTGGTCAGTCACTGGAGGACAACCCCTTGACTATGGAGCAAGCTGCATCAGCGGTGGGCACAACAATGGCCCTTGGTGGTATCTTGGGCGCGGCTGTTGGGAGCGGCACGTTGCGGTCTATGAGACAAAGACAGCTACCCGGCGAGATGGGTACCCTTACGCTGGGGGAAAGAATAGTCAGACAGTTCCCCTTTGCCTCCCCTAAAGTAGCGGCAATGAAGTCGGCTCTCGATATGACCGAATCTCAGGGCAAGCAATTAGAGGAGAAAATTTCAAGATTGATGGCGGCTGAAGCCGCTTCGGAAGGTACTTCTTTTATACCCGGAGAACTAACCACGCAACAAGCCTACGAAAGGGTAGGCGAGATAATGATGGATGATGATTTCTGGGGAGAAGTTCAAAGACACTTTTCGGGTTCTCGCCTGAAGGCAGTTAGCACACCCATTCAAGGATTCGGCACGAAGCTTCGATTTAAAACACAACAAGAATTTGCCGATGCCTTTGGCGATGCTCAGGTTTACTTGCTCGACAAGCTCGATGGATACATGAAGGCCGCAGACGGACAGGATGCAGTTCTTAAGGAGATGGGAAGAATCGATGCGGAGAAGTTAGCTCAATATAGGCAATACGAGGAAGTACTCGGTGCATATAATCAGAGAATGAGAGACCTTGGAGATGAGGGGGGCATACTGACTGTCGCGCAGCTCCAGCACGTGCATGAGCTTGAATCTGCCAAGGCAATGAAAAGGGTAATGGACAAGAGGGCTAAGTCACTAAAGGCGATGCTGCTCCGTAGGGGGGAGGAACTCCATACGGGAGAAAGTGCTGGTCACTTAGCCGAAGCCTTTGATGCCCTGAGAGAGACTAAGTTAAGCGCATCCGTATGGGCGAAGATGGGTCTTATCCTTAAGCCAGATGGGACGATAGAGCGCCGGATGCTTAATGGCGTAACCACTCAAGAGATAAAGAGTGGCGCAGACCTCGTGGCCCAGCTTGGCGGTGAGGCTAGGGAGCTTCTTCCCTTGGAGGATGCCATTCTAGCTGCCCAGAAAGCTTACGCCAAACAGGAGACGGCATTCCTTAAGGCTGAAGCTACTCTCGCAAAGAAAGCTACGGGAGAGGACAAAGAAGCGGTTAAGGCAATCAAAGAGAATCTTCGCCAAGAGATTGGTGTGAAGCGCAATGCGTATTCACGCCTTTATCACGGCAAAAGGGTGAGTATGGTTGAAGAGGCTAACGCCTTAGACAAGCTGGCCCTTGATGCTCGTCAGTCTATGCTCGATGGGCCGCTATCGGCGGTCGGGCCGGGTGCGAAGTATATTGTCCAAGGAGCAGAATACACTCTCGACGATTTGACTCTGCTAATCAGAAAAGCGGAGTTGGATGCCAAGGATGTACGCAATTTAATAGCAAGACATAAAAACAAGGCAATGTATGGAGAAGGTGGCGTGGGCGGCTATCAGGAGATTCTTCTTAAAAAGGGGATGAAAGTTCCCAAGGCTCCCCCTCCAGTGCCAGATACCTACATCAATTTTTCGGCCTACGCGGAGCCGGAGCATTTAAAACTATTCCAGCACCAGCGATCTTTGGTAAGTCCTGCTGCCATTATGAAGCAGAGACTAGCTACGGTGGATACGGCTATAGCCAGTGAACAGCAAACGGCTATCGGGATCCTAAGAGAGCTGGGGAGACAAGATAAGGGAAGGTTGGCAGAAATCAAAAAGATTCTCAAGGAGGAGGCTCCCCCACTCTTTCAGGCAGAACTTCCAACACCTCAGTGGAATATTGATTACCGTAAGGTAGCTGCACAAATGAGACAGACCGCCAGAGAGCTTAAGAAAAAAGGTCTAACACAAGAGAGCGAACGAGAGGCCTTTGAGGTGCTGATGACTCAGGCCGACAGGATGGATGGATTGCAGGTATCCGGATTCAAAGAAGCTAATAATCTTAAGCAGACAATAGATCGAAATATAAACTGGGGAAAGAATTGGGAGACGGGCGCTGCGGGGGAAATGAGAAAATTGCGCCAGTTAGTAAAACAAGAAATAGATGAAAAGCTTGCAGTGGTTTTTGTGAGAAACCATCCTGATTATATTCCGGGTATGGATGCAGCAACACAGGGGAGAATAAGGGATGAGGCGCTGACTCATGTGGCTGAATGGAATACCGCGAACAAGATGTATGGTGTAATGGTAGACATGACCAACTTCGCCAAGGATAGAATGAGAAAGAAAGTCGCCACTCGCATTCAGGCCAGAAACCCTTGGATATGGGGAACCCTTATAGGGATGGGTACAGGACACATAAGCCCTCATGCGATGGCCTACCTCACTGGTGGTCTTGGTCTGCAATTTGTTAACGCCTATGGGGAACAGATTATAGCTCAGATAGCGAAATCCAGTAAGGTGAAGACAGGATTTAAGCGTACCGCTGCCTCTACAGAGAAGTCTATGGATGATGCAATAGACTCTTTATTTTCCAAGAAAGACTTATTCTTTAAGACTGCCCGATATCAGTCTTACCTTGTTGGGGTGGAGGCGATCGTCCCTGAAGGGAAAAAAGAATAATGGTTAAGTTCAACAAATTAACTGAGCAATTCCGAAAGCGAAGGGATGAGATTAATCTTGCGCTGGACAACCCGGAACTGGCCGGAGAAGCGATTCAGACAGAGGTAAACACCTTAAGCGAATCTTCTCCAACCTTCGCGGCAACCCTTGTTCAAAGATCTTTTAATACGACAATGTATTTAAAGGAAATAATGCCCACTACTTTTGAAAAGAAAGGGCCGTTCTCTAGAGAGATTCTTCCACCGGAGACAGCGATGGCTGAGTGGAATAGGAACTATGACGTGGCGTATGACCCTAGAGAATACTTTGAAGCCGTTGAACGCGGAGATGTGACCAGAGGGATGACGGCAGCCTTTAATAAGGTATGGCCTGAATTGTCTGGGGAATTTCGCACTAAGTTTCTAGAGCGCCTTGGAGATGCAGATAATCTTGATATGCCCTTCAATGCTAAGGTAAGTTTAGCTATGGCACTTGGAATAGATACAGACCCGGTTTTAGATCCTAGCTTTGTTCTGCCATTGCAGCAGGTCATTGCCGGGGAGGCTTTGGCTGATGAACCACAACCCCAAAAGGAGGGTGGAGTAGTCAAGCCGACTATGACAGGAATGAAACAATTAAAGGGTATTCCCGCAAGGGAAAGAACAGGCCCACAACTGGTTGCCCAGCAGCCCAAGCCTTGGAAATAGGCACACTATAAGGAGACAACAATGTCTAGTACAGCAAGCTTAACAAACTCACCAACCCCCTCGCTCCCCTATAAGGGCGCAGACTACCGGGCACAATCTATTATAGATATAATGACCGATGGGGATTTATCGGCAGGCCCAACTTCAAATATCTTTTCGGTAAGGGGTAAAGATCGTATTACTGTCTTGGCCGACCTTACTCGAATTGCCGCTACGGATGTAGTCCTGACGCTGGAGCAGAGTGATGATGGCACTACCTTTTATGATGAGCAGATGAGTGATGACTCAGTTCCGCCTCTTCATACATTAGGGAATGCTTCCTACAGTAAAACTGTTTCTGGAAATGTTACTTATTATTTCGACATCCCAGTGAACGCTCGATTTGCTCGCCTAACTGCCACGGGAACGGCAGCCACTACTGACACCCTAACCCTGAAGGTCGTAATTGCCGTTGATGGGGGAATAGGTAGGTAATGTCATGCCTGAGTGGTTTGCATCGTGGGGAAAGATACTGGCGGTTATGGTGAGTACGGCTTCCTTTATGGCAGTCGCGTCACCTTGCAGCACTGGCTACAAGTTTGTGGAGAAGTCCGTTCATGCGGGAACCCACCAAGAGCTAGACAGCCGACTAAGATCTATGGAAGTAAGACAGGCAGATATACACGATGATGTTAAACTAATACTAGATCATATTTTGAGGAGTGAGTAATGGCGAAGAAAAAGAAATTAGTAAATCTAGGGCCAAGACTAGCCAAGTCTGTAAAGGCTACCCAGAAAAGGGGAGGCCTTAAGGGTGTCAGTCTGAGTAAGCCTCGCTCCTCTGGTATGTCTTCTATGACTTGGAAGTCTGACAATGTGAGGATTCCGGGAATGGGAGATACTCGCTGGCACAAGACGGCATTGGGTTCACAACTTATATTTAGTCCGACAGGAATGCCAGCACCCAAGCCTGATTCTCCATCCAAAAGAAAGAAACGAGCGAAGACGGCTGCGGCCAAGGAGAGAAGCAGAAAATCCCTTAAGGTTAAGAGGAGAAAATAATGCCCGCAGTAAAAAACAAAGAAGGAAATGAAAAGCACTTCGCCTACACTGCGGCGGGCATGAAGCAAGCACAGGACTATGCGAAACAAACAGGTGGAACAGTGATATATCCAAAGGGATGGACGGCTGACACCCCAACAAAGAAATGGAAGAAATAATGGGAAAGCCACAAGACATAGGGATACCAAAGGCACCCAAATCTACAGTAGCAAAGTGGCCTAAGCTGAAGGGGAATCCTTCACACAGTGAGGTTTACAAGTCTGTTGGATTTGGTTCTAAGGGAGCAAGCTTAAAGGAGCAACTGACTCAGTTAGATGCAACACCAGAAGGACGTAAGTCCGACAGCAACAAGGGAGAATAAAGTGGCAAAGAAGAAAGCAAAGAAGCTATCCAAGGCATACCTTAAAAAGGCAAGGGAGATGGAAGGTGGATCTAACGCGGGCAAGTATTCCCTCAAGGATACTTTCGCCGGCACTGCTGGGGGTGCGCCGAAGCAAACATTTCCACTTTCCAAGAACGGCAAACCCAGCAAGCCGCGCATTATTGCTGCTATGGCGTACGCTCATAATGCTCCTAATCCGGGCGGCATCAAGAAGAAGGCAAAAGCCTATGCGAAGCGTCACGGTATAGCGATTGGATAAATATATGAAAGACGGGAAAAATACTTCGGAACATAAGCTGGCGAAAGTAGCCATCATTACCAGTATCGTCTTGCCAATTTTGGCGGCAATCGTAGAAGTGGTGCAAAATAGTGGGTATGTCGAGAGTCCTCTCACACTTGCTATATTGGGGGTCGCAGGTACTTGTCTCGCGTCTCTTGGGTATGGTGCATCGCGCACAAAGCTTAAGGCACAGCAGCTTGCAGTTGATGCACAGGCACTCACTATCCTCCACGAAGGGCCCAAAAAAACAAAAAAGTCCTAAGTCAGATCGTGGCTGCGCTGGATGAAGCGGAGGCTCTTCCTGAGAAGCTTGGCCGAGTGGATCTACTCGTGGATTACCGCGATATGCGCCTACTTGTCGGTGCCCGGTACCTACACCGTATTGCGCGGAACCTCTCCGCGACCGCCGAGGCTTGGGCCTCCGATAAAGGTTACGCCGCCAGTGGAGGAATCCGCTGGGATTTTTGACGAACCCGCCCTTCCTATGGTTATTTTACCTAATGGGGAGGAGATGGATCTGTTCGACTTACACGTTGTCAATCAAATTCGTGCTGTGGATGACGGGCGCTATAAGGCCCTATTGCGCCCGGAAAAGATTGTAGTCCACCGGATAGGTCCAGATTTAGATTGCAGAGTGAATGATTGCCATTATTGCAATACAGAACATGCACATACAGATAAAAGTCATAGCTTCGCCCTTCACGTTTGCCGATGGTTCCAGACGCATCCCCGGCTCGGCCTTACCGGAGGCGCGAACCCGTACCACCTCATTATCGACTTTGACAAGACTGAACAGGCACTTTGTTTAGACGAATGCGGTGCCCACGCACGTCGGTGGAATTCCAAGAGTATCGCCATAGCTCTGCGCGGAGACTTCAATCACAAGCACCCTACACCCTACCAGAAAAGTGCCCTGTACCAGCTCTGCTGCCTCCTCAGTCTGCATCTGGGGTCAATAGATATCTGGGGTCATACTGAGCTGCCCGGAGCCACTAAAGACCCAATGAAGAGATGTCCGGGGGTCTACCTTCGGATGGAGCAATTTAGGGAGGCGGTGCTGGATAAATTACGAGGGAAAATGAGGGACCACACCAAGGACGAGATAAAAGAGATGCTTATATCTTGCGGCATTTCATTGGACGGTGTATAACTGAATTGACGAACTTATGTTTGTTACCTTCTGGCTGCTTGGGGATTTTTACTCTCATCCAGTTTTGCCCCAAGCGGCCAAATTATTTTCAGTTAGTTATTTCTCGTTTGAGCATTTTTTCAAAATCCACAGACTGCTCCTCTACCCAATCCATAATTCCATACACCATTGCCCACTGAGATTGACGGAAGGCGCGAAAGGTGAGTTGATCTTCATCAGGATCAATGTACCTGCCAGTCTTTGCTTTCACCCCCTTCTCCCGATTTTCTTCTGCCAAATTAACAGCCGAAGGAAGGTAAGGTACGACTTCCTTTAAAAACCATTCCCAATTCTCTTGGCAATATTCTGGAGTGAACCCTAACGCCCAATTCTTGTCGGCCTTAAAAGCTCCCTCTTCTAAATACTTCTCATCCTCAAAATTATCATAGTACTCTTCCAGTCTCTTCCCTACTGCTTCTTCCAATGTCATTGTCTTCTCCTTTTAGTTTAGATTTAATCCATAGGTTTAACATAGGCATGAAGTCGGAGAGGAGAACGGTAGCCGTCGGGTCTTCCCTGTCGTCGCGGCAGATGGCTATGGCCACCCGTTCATCCTTGGCCTCCAGTGCTTGCTTCAATGCTGCTTTGATGTTGGTCTTCTTGCCGCGCTTGGCTTCAACCCAGACGTATGGCATCTCAACGTCCGGGCACTCCCGGTTGTCTCGTGTCTGTCCGAGACCTCGCTTGATGGTGAAGTTAGGGAACCAGCTCCTGAATAGGTGGACCAACTCTCGCTCGTAATTGTGACCTTTGTTTCTGCTTCTTGCACCACTCATCCGGTCTTCCTTTCAACTCGCTGCTACATTTTAGATCAGCGTTATAGAAAGTCTTACCATCATAGATAGGTGTATGACCACAGCCGAGGATAAAGAATCGTACAATAATAACCAGAACAAGGATCACCAAAAATCTTTTCACTAGAACCTCACAAAATGCTCAATGGGAAAGTGGGCGGCTGGCTCAATGTCTGCACTGTCCCGCGTCTTCGCCGTTCGCGCTCCCCATAGAATACTCGCCTTGTTCATGTCAACGCGCATCCAACGCACCTCGTCATCCCACATCACGGCAATAAAAAACGGGAGCCCAGTGCTGTCGGCCATATGGAGACCGTGCATTATCTTCCCCAGAGAGAAGAGCGCGGTAGGGTAGTGTCCAAATTTGTGGTGTCTTCTTTTGAACTCAACCCATCCTGAAATTTCCTTTGTTCCTTTTTTACATACGGCAAAGTCCAGCCTGTAGCTAATGGGTAGCTTATAAAAGTCATATTGCTTAGAGTATTTCCTCGTGAATAGTTTTTCGTTTTGCAAGTCTTTCTTTGTTTCGTAGAGCGGTCTCATGCTTAGCCCATTTTCGGTTAAGGATATCGATCTCATATTGTAACTCCTTAAGTGCCTTTGCGTCTAAAATGGCAAAGATTCTCATTTTGGTAAGCTGGTGGTTAACTCTCTCAAGTTGATGAGTTAGACGCCTGCTCTCTTTGGAGTACTTCTTCAGACGATCTTTCCTGAAGGACATCTTCTTGCGAAGGCGGGCTTGTCTCTGCCAGAGCTGTGTCAATGATTCCACGTACTTTTGCGAGATTCTCTTTAGGGTTACCTTTATACTCTGCTGCGAGTAGCTTCTGCTTTTCTTTCACCTCGTCCAGCAATTTGTGTCCCGGACCCGGCGGTAGCCCGGTCTTTATCTGTCGCGGGTTATCTTTGTCAAACGTACCCTGTAATGGTAGGAGAGCCTCCGGGCTTAGGTTGGCTCCGCATAGAACTACATAGTCAGCGATGAACTGCCTACGAATAAAAGACTCAAAGTGTTCTGCTGGCTGGGTACAGATTCTTGACCACCCTCCTTGATTGCGAATGGTTGCATTAATTATAGGGTCGTCAAAGTTCACACAGGCATACCCCCCGATGCTCTTCGCCGCTCGGGACACACACCCCCACGCTAGTGTGGCGCGTTCCTCCGGGTTCATATCGCTCTTGGTTAGCACGTCCAAGAACTGTGAAGGCTTGGGCATCCACTGTGAATGCTTAACGTGTTCGGACGCGGCCACGGAAATAAGATCTATCCTATGATCTTTCAGTGCCTCCCAGTATAAAGTGATTGATACCTTAGATAACTCAGACCCGTACAGGTCCGAGAGTCCAGTTAATATTTGTAGAAATTGTGCCTTGTCATCCTTATTCATTTTGTTACCCCTTAAATTTGTTAAACTTGTACATTGGTTCATCATTGTAAGAAATCTCGCTGACCAGATCTGCGCCCATTAGGACGGCCAGAGATTTAACCAGCTTACTGTTTGTCATGCTCATACAAGAACACAACTCGGCTGCCGTCATCCCGGAGCCGCTATCTACCAGAGTCATTAAAACGGTTGCGGTATCGCGTCCGTAAAACGGTCGGTACTTATGATATATGTCCATCCCCTCTTGGGTCATCTTCACCCCTCCTCCCTGTAGTATAGCAAACGATCGGCCCAGTCGTATGCGGTTCCCGGATTAGTCAACGTACCCGCCGGACCCTTGACGAGATAGACGAGCGCAAGTACATCACGCAACCCGATGTTATTAATAGGGATATCAAGCAGATGTCCCTGAGGCTCTGTGAGTTGTCTCCTGCCTTGTTTTTGATGTTGTTCCATAGCTTACCCCATTTCCTTTGTTTGTGATTGCTCACAGCGCTTCTTGCGCTTCTGAGCGTGTATTCTGTTGTGACACCCTCTACACACCCAACGTACGGTGAGGAAGTCTTTTTTTTCATAGCTGTCGTGATGCCCATCTGGTCGGCAAGTGATTCCACACAATTCGCATGTTGTTGGTCTAGTGAGAAAGCCGAACTCGACGGCGAAGGCAACTGCTCTTTGTGCTGCTCTCTTCTCTGGGTTTTTTCTGCGCCACTCTCGTACTTGTTCACGCTTTGCCTCCTTGTTTTCTCGCCAATGCTTTCGCCGAGATATTCTTGTGCATTTAGCACACTCACTTCGCCGCCCGTCTTTTCTGGAGGGGTTCCGATTGAACTCCGACACTTCCTTGACTGTCTTGCATACCCTGCAGGTCTTCGTCATCCCTCAACCATTCCTGCGCCGCGTTGATCGTACGGCGAGTCTTTGGTTTTACGAGACTCTCTTTCGGCTTGTCAAAAATAGACATGAACATGTCCACCTTCTGCCCGGACCTAACCACCAACTCCAACTGGAGATATTCGGTACGGGATTTATTCTCACCTAAGTGAAACGGAGAGGCGTGTTGTCCGTCAATAGCCTTACATATTTCCTCGACAGAATAGCCTTCGATTAAGCGCCCTTCGATCTTTTTGTAGATACCTGAATTTTTTTTCACAGAACGCATAGACTTTGGATGGTATTTCTGATAATGATTTATGATATAGAATATGTGGGCACATGTATTAGTGTCTCCCACATCAACTTTGTTCTCTTCTGTCGTTCTCAACAAATCCTTTTCTTTCTTTATCTTACTTTCTTTCTTTTGATTTATTTCTAGCTGCACCCTTCGGAGCAAGGCGATAGCCTTGTTTAGGGTCTGCTCTATTTCGTCAAAATCTTGACACATTGTTACCTCCATTAAAGCACCGGGAAAGGTCAGCGGGGTAAGAGCTGATTATTGTCCTTTCCCAGCACCCTTTGTCTTTAGCTGCTCAAGCTCATCCCGCAGCTCTCTTAAAATTGTCTTTGCTTCTTTTCTTTCTTCTGCCAGTTGTGTGCGTAGAGTCCTGTAAGCGCGTAAAAGGAAAAGCATGTCCCCGGCTGCATTCTTGAGAAAGGCTTGAAGATCTTCAGTGAATTCAGCGTCTCTCCCATCGACAAGAATCTGCAACAGAGATCGCTTCTCACCCTCAATACGGACCCCCGTATCAATCCTCCGAAAGCTCAGCCAAAAGGCGTTCGAATTGTTCATCCGATCCTCGATCCCTATCAGCCTCTGTTTTATCCCTTTTTGCGCCACGCTTCTTTCTCTTCTTAAATCTTGCCTTGCCGCACCTGACGTTGGCAAGTAGTTCTTCCCGTTGACCGGGGAGGATCTTGTCTCCCCCCCGGCGCTGAAGGATCCACGCTCTACCATCCGAAGAAACGTTTTGTTCGGCATACCTAATCGCCTCTTCAAAACTGTCTGCACTGAATTCCAGTATTGTCTTCGGTTCATCGTGGTCTTGCTCGGGTTGATAGTAAACTTCAAAGTCCATCACCTAGAAGGGAGCATCACTCGCTTCATTCCCTTTGCTGCTCCAACCTTTTCCTCCGTTCACTTGGGCCGTAATGTAGAAACGTACTTTTGGCCACTGGTTCTCTTTGTCAGGATCCCCTATAAATGCTCCTCGTCCAGTCATCCCAATAATATCTTGGGTATCACTGGGCTTGTTGGCAGGATCTAAGCCAATAGAGACTAAAAAGGCCTCGTACCTTGGCTTAGCCGGAAGGGTAAAAAAGACCCTCTCATAGCACTTAAAGGTTTTTCCAGAGTTGTAAACCCCTTCCAGAGTTAAATTGATCCCTTCCTTGCCAGTGGAGTACGTCACTGCCTCGGCCTCTATGACGGTATAATCATACTCTCCATCTGGAAATATGAACTGTTCTCCAGTACTCATAATTTCACCCTTTGCGTCAAATCCCTTTGGATAGTCTAAGTTTCCCATTTTAGTTTTCCTCAATTCTTTTGCTCATCAGCCAATTAACTAATGAATCAAGTTTTTGTTTTCCAAGACCACTGAAAGCTTCCGCACTAAACGATTTCTTTTTAGGTAGTCCTAATTTATCTGCTACAATCTTTTGGTCATCACTGCCCACCTGCTGGTACAACTCAACGGCTCTCCCTATTAACTCACCCACTACATCCGTCTTAAGGGCTGCGCTATAGGATGAATAATCAAAGAGTACTTTTGGTGGCATCTCATATCCTGCGCGGGATTTAACAATCCGCCCTGGCTCTGGTTCAAAGATCATCCACCTCTCACTGCCGCCGCTTATGGCCTTGGTTTTCTCCCCTTCCCTGCTAACCGTTCTAACTACGCTAGTGGCGTGTGCTATTTGGTCAGCCCAAGAAGATAGAACAGCCCAGCTTTGCTTCGGTACATCTGCACCAAAAGCTGTATAGTCTGAGCCTAAAGCGTTAGCGACTTTATGCTGCCCAGTGTGAGCGCATAGAATAACCATAACTCCTTGGTTCTGGAGCTTGTCTAGTCTGTTGAGAAGCTTCTTTATCTCTTGAGCCACTGCAAAGTTACCTTTGCCATAGCTATTAAATCCCTCTTGGCCTCTGGTAGGGTTCCAAACTCCACCAAAGTCGCGCTTGCACACGTACTCTTCGCACAGTGTGACCGCTTGATTAACAGTATCAACTGCCACCGTTCTGCGGTCATGCTCTCCGTTTATGAGTACATCAACGCACTCTATTAGTTCTCCCCAGTCATTACATACGCCTTCATTAGGTAGGCGATAAACGTCTACCCCTTGAGCGCCGGACTCCGTAGCAATGATGATCGGATCTACCCCCGATGCTGCGAAGGTGGTCTTGCCTACTCCGGGGTCTCCGTAAAGTAATAGTCTTGGCGGTGGTACTTCCGCCTGTACCATTCTGATATCAAAACGGCTCATCAGTTTTCTCCTCTTTTTTTAGCTCTGGATGCAGGTCTATCTCCTTATTAAGATGTCCCGATGTTTCGGGGGTGTCTGCTCCAGTGCATATGTTAAAATACTCACACATCCGTCCGTAGCTGTAGCAGTTGCTTGAACTACGGGGAAAGCGATTCTCTTTCTTACTGGCCTCTACCTGACGCGCTACAAATATCAAGTCATCAAGTGCATCTTTATGCTCTTGGGCGGTGCAGGTTATTATCTGGCGTAGATAGTTCTCTCCTGTAGACCCATAAACCTGCGCGAGTCTTTGCTGGTACTCTTCCAGCGTCTCCATCAAGTCGGCCTTGCGCTGGCTAAAGTCTTCATCGCTCTCGACTTTGCGCTTGCGTGGCTTGGGTATCTTTCCATCCACTAGCCTGTAGGTTGGGCCGCTCTTGTGTTTGGTGATTACATCGTAAAGGATACTGCAATCCTCTCCCGTCATTATCCTTACGGCCTCACTATAAAGAACCAGTTGCGCATCCATCCCATTCGCCAGCTTGCGCCAGTAGTTTTCGTTAGGATTAGCACTGGTCTTGTGTTCGATCAGGAATTGTCTTCCATCGCTCTTGCGTCTTGCTCTTGCGTCCAGCTTCCCAGAGAAAGGAATGCCTTGGATCTCTACGTCAAAGACCTCTTCGACTCCAAGAGTCTCCCAGTCATTGAGATCGTAGGTCTTAAAGTATCCTTCCACGTACGCCAGTATCTGAGCAAAGCGCACTAGGCCCTCGCCGGAATGAAAGAAGGCTACTCTGTCATTGATTAGCTTGCGCTTGGTATCGCTCCAAGAATGGCCAGTCCAGAATAGTTCTAGGCCTAGATGTACAAGCGTGCCTACTTCTAGCTCTGGGTAGAGAGTTGTGTCTCTCCACCCGTCTACATAGCGCCACCTAAAGCGACGGGGACAAGCCCGGTACAAGTTTAATGATGATTGAGTTAACATAATTTTCTTACCCCGTTACTTTCTATCTTACGTGCGCAACATTATCAACAACATAGCCAAGAGAATCACTACACATATCACGTTAATCACAGTCTTTTGTACTCTTCTATTAGCCGGTCGAGCGCCATTGCTAACTCCGCCGGACTGTCTACTGTGTGGCCGAGTGCCTCCATCGCATCACCCAAACCTATCAGAGCGGTCTGACAAATTATAAGGCTATGCATAACTATCTCCCTTCTGTTTACAATCCACCTATCCCTACATCGCTCACGGTATTCTGCTCCGGTCAGGTCTTCTATGTCATCGTCCACTACATAGACCTGATCAAAGCTATTTAGCTCGTCTTTAAGTTCCTGTTCTCTAAATTGTTTGCTCATAGCTCATAAGTCCCTTCTTCGATCGCTTCCTTGATGCGTTCGATTGCGATATAGATGTCTGCCGTTTTGATTGCTTCGGCTGCCCTGTCTAGGTCTAGCCATACGCGACCATCCCCACGCTCGCTTGCGCCTTCTGCGTGAACCCACTTTATTCGTGCATCTGGCAAAGCTCTGTTAGCCATTAACCATAGGTCTTGTAGTTGAAAATACATCTCTATATCCTCCTCTAAATCGGCGTTGTGTTTGACGAGAATCGAGCGGAACTCTTCGCCAAGGTGATGCTTCCAAGCTCCCCATTCCCTATCCATTTTGACGTGCTTCATATCGTCCTGATAAACGTCAATGCGCCAAGGGTATCTTCTACCACCAAGATTATAGCTGTCTTTTTTATTTGTTAGTTCCATTACTTCTTCTCCTTTTGTTGTTGGTCTACGTATTCTTGAACGGAGTGGCATCCTGCCTCGCCAAGCCTCTTAATTTTTGTCCACTCCTTGTCATCTTCCCCATCAGGGAAGGCGTTCTTAAAGCTCTCGATGTTGGTTTGTTTCATGTGCATAAAATATTTCCACAGCCCAACAAAATCCGGCTCAATGTTGAGAATCCGTATTTTTTCCTCACCCATTACTTCTTCTCCTTAGTTTTCTTTTTGTTCTTAACTCTTAATAGCTCAAGTATAAACTGATTGAATAGATCGCTGTATTGTTCCATTGTCTCATCCTTTTTAGTGGGGGAGCCGCCAGGCTCCCCTTGTTTCTGCTAGATATCTCTATATTCTGTTATCTGTAAGAGATGCCAGATAGCGCCGCCCATTGTTGGCTGTAATGGTGGGTTCCTGATCATCTCCGTTATTCGCTCCAGCTCCTCAATATCTGGGTTCTCTTGGTTTAAGAGTTCGTCCTGGATTCTCCACAGCTCCTTGCTTCCACTGTAATCTTTCAGCGGTGGCAAGGTGCATTCTGTAGCTTCCCGCTCCGTTATTCGCTCCAATGCTCGCGCGTAAGATCTAAGTTTCGTAAATGCTGTTCCTATTCCGAAGGTGTCCATAATTTTCTCCTTATCTTTCTTCGGCTAGGTAAACAATTTCTTCTGAGTCTATAACGTGGCCTTCAATATATTGCGTGATCGCAATCATAAGCTCCCATTGCAGGGGTGATATTGACAGTACGCCCACGCCCATCTCAAGATCGTTAGGTGTGGGATCAACTGTTAGCTCTCGGCTTTTCGACGAATGATGGGTAAAGCCAGCGTCAATTTTGTTCTCTTTAAAGAATTTTCTCAAACCCTCGACAAGACCAATAAAAGCGGTTTCAAGCTCTGCTGGACATAGGCCATCTGGATCGCGTTTTAGTCCCTTGCTGTCCATATAGTCCACCCAATTGTCACCTAATCGCTCTGTGATAGTCTCTTCTAGTGTTTCCTGTGGTGTCGAGTCTTTAAGATATTTGATCTCCGACTCAAGTTTTTTGATCTTTATTTCGTTTGCCGTGGCACCCTCCTCTAGGCCGAGGCATTCGAGTTCGGTTTCTAGAAATCGTTTGTCTATTTCTGCCCATCGATCTGTCCGATCTTTCATTTTCTCATCCATTGTCTTCATCCTTTTTTGTTGTTGGTTGGTGTGATTAAATTCTGATATTTTTGCCTTAAACATTATCGCACCAGTCTTCATCTGGCCCTATAAACCAGATAAGCCTTTGCAGTTGCGTGTCCTCACTTAAGCAAGGCGCTCTATCGACGCTATCCTCAGCCAAGCACCTTGCGATTTCCATCACATCGATCTCGACAACCTTTGGATCGTTTGGATCCTCCTCCGGCTGTAGATTGTCCCGTAAATAGGTAGCTATTGAGTATCGATCGCCGATCCAATCTAGCCAACCCGCCTCATCATCACTCAACTGATAAAAAAAGTGGCATTGCTCAGTGATGCTTTCAAGCTCATATGTTTCCTCAATCGCTGCTAGATCTTGGTGTGTGTAGGTCTTTGGTGTGAATTTTGGCATGTTACTTATCCTCTTTAGGGTTTGCTGGTATGGTCATTCCTCGGTCGGGTATAACGAACACGTACCCATCACCGGATTGATTAGAGCCACCATAAAACTGATTCTTCCAGCCAAGCCTATCACGCAGAGCCATTGCTGCTTGCATGTGGTTTTCATCTACTTCTAAGCCATAATCATAAGACAATGTGATTGATAGGGACTTGCCACTATGTGTGGCCTTAATACGGCTGCCTTTGGTGTTAGTTGGGCCTAGGTACTTGGTGGTAATTGTTTGCATGATAATTCATCCTTGTTTTAGTGGGCCAGCCCGAAGGCCAGCCCGATTGTTTGCTTTATTTGTTTAAATAGATATATCGATCGCCCTTAATACGGTCGTAGCCCTTAATCGCCCGAACTGAACGGCCTTGGTTTCCATAAAGATAATTATTGCGCACAACGGCGCTAGCAATAATACCATCAATACAAAACTTCCCATCCGGGCACAGGGCCTCGGTATAGGTGTATTTTGGGTCGCATTGGATGCTAACCCGCTGGGCCGCATCCTTTAGCATTGACTTTCTGACGCTACGCTCTGGTGAGTTGCACAGGTTGCTGCGCAGACGGTTAGAGGCTTGATTGACTAGGAATTCATATCTGCTTTTAGTATCATCATTATTCATGTGTTCATCCTGTTTTGGTGGGCCAGCTTTTAAACTGGCCCATTGTTGGCTTTATTTGCTTAAAATATCAAGGTCCAGTTTAAGGGCGTTGTTCTGGCGTTTCGTTATATACTTACCTGAAAGGGCAATAGCTCTATCGCGCCATTCACACATGCGAATATACATGCGCGCCTCCTCAATACTTAATGTTCTGCCACAATGGATCACATCGCTTGGCCTATATGCTGGTAACGTCATAGTTTTCATCCTTGTTTTAATGGCCATAAGTGACCACATGAAGAGTATATAGGGCATCATATACCTAGTCAAGATAAAAGAGCAAGAAAACATAATAATATCATGTAGTTAAAGGTAGGATAGAAACCTACACGCTACCAGATCGAAAGTGTAGTCAATAGAAAAAACAGCTTATTTGATGTAAGTTGTACTCGCACCTTTGCATACATTGCACACACTCTGACGATGGCTGTGGTGGGGTTTAAAGTTGGGGCGAATAGTAATAGGTCAAAAACACAAAAACAGCTTAGAAACGATTGTCGAAGCTCTCAGATAGTGTAGGTGTTGACATTAAATGTGTGTTTGTGTAATCAATGTAGGTATAGGTATGCAGATGTGTACAAAGCGAGAAAGCGGTTCAATGTAGGTAATAATGGGATATT